CGAGCAGGGGCAGGGCCAACAGGCCCAGGGTCAACTTCTTCATCAGTGGAGTCCTTTCACTCACTCGCACCGGCGCAGGGGGCACCGGTCCACGACCACCCACCGAAGCGGGGAGCCGTGGACCGGCGCCAGGGGGCGAACCCCCCGGCGCACGTCCAGGTCAGGAAGCGACCGCCTCAGCGGCCACCGGCACCGCCTTGGCGCGGGCAGCCTTGGCGGCGCTCAACATCCCACCCACGAACCGGGGCGGGATCGAGAGCAGGAAGGCCGTGGCGTGGGCCTTGCAGCCACCCTCGGTCAGCCGAAGCGCCAGCTCACGGACCTGGGGGTCCAGGTTGTCAGCCCCCACGCTGTTGCCGTACAGCCGGTCCACGTCCCATGCGGGCGTGTAGGACTTCGACAGCTTCAGCTCGAAGCCCATCTCCTCCAGCGTGGCATCGCGAAGCGCCACCTGGGCCTCACTGGCCGTCCAGTACTTCTCGGCCTTCGCCAGACCGGCCTCCACGATCGCCACCCACTCGGGCACGACCACCTCAGCCTCATCGGCCACGGGCACATCCACATTCTTGGTCATTTCAACACCACGACCGGGCACTAGCAGGGCGCTAGCAGCGGTACCGGTCGTTCCTTTCACGGTCTCCAATCTACCGGGGTCCACCCTGGGAACCTACCTGGCAGGGGTGATTTCTCGTGCGAAGCACCGTGACAATTGTCACCCCGTGCGATGGGGGTGGTGGCTCTGCCTGGCACCGGCCACGCCCGTGAGGGCGCTTGCTACCCCGCAGAGAGAGTCCAGTGAGGCCCTGTTACGGATATCCGATATCGGCTACAGTCCACAGGATGCCCCTAGCGGATATCGGGAACTCGGATGAGTAGGGCACGCTCCAAAGGGCCAACGATCGGGGTGAGGCTCTCGCTGACGGGTGACGCTGAGGTACGCCGCCGTGCCGCCTCTCGGGGGGTGTCGCCGGGCCTGTACCTAGCGAGCATCCTCGAACGCACCCTGACGCCGGACACGGGGAAGCCGCTGGCTCGTCAAGAAGTCGGGGGGCCTGTCGTGCCGCTGAACGCCCGCCGGACAGCGCGCCGTGATGAATCGAACGTCAGTACGATGCACCATCCCGCTGCCGGGCAGGTTGCGCCTGGAGCCGGAGCTTGCGTCCACAAGCGTCGGGAGCCGATCGGGGGTGGCCTGTACCGCTGTTCCGAGTGCGAGATGACCCGAGGTGTCGACGGGAGCTGGCGATGAGCTGCGTCTGCGGCCACGCCCGCTTCATGCACCATCGCCAGGTCGGCCAGTGCATGGCCTCGACCGAGGAGACGACGTGGGCGTGCGACTGTGCGGTGTTCGAGGAGTGGGTGCCGCCCACGCTGTCAAGGCGGCTCGAAGGCGATGCCCTTGTCGACCGGTTGGCCCCCGGCCACGCCGCCCGCTCCCCGATGCCCGACCTCTCCGTGTACGACCCGGCGGAGCTGAACGAGGCGTGCGCCAAGATCACCTCCGAGCTTGGCTGGCTGCCGTTCTCCCGGCGCTACACCCTCGCCGCCAGGCTGCTCGATGCGAGAGCGGTGCAGTACGGTTCACCAGATGCCCAGGCGTCACCGGGGGAACCGCATCGCCATCACGATCCGCCTGCCCTTCGACCTCTACCGGGAGGTGTCGATCCGGGCGCGGGCGAGGAACTGGTCGATGAGCGACTACATCGGGTGGTGCGTGGCCAAGGAGCTGTCCGGCAAGTACGTCCGAAGCCAGACCGTGACCGAGGTGCCGAACAAGGAGACGACGGCCGTGGCTGAGGGGTGGATCGAGGAACTGGTCGATGGCTGACGACCGTCCCTCCCCCCGCCGGACGGGTGCCGCTGCCCTCGCCCTTCGCCTCGCCGGGGCCGGGTACGACGAGGTGGCCGATGCCCTTGGTCTCGCCAGCGCCCAGGTTGCGAGAGACCACGCCGAGCGCGCCCTGGAAGCTCGGGCTTGGGATGACGTGGAGGGTCGGGACCGGATGCGGGCGGAGAACGGTGCCCGCCTGGAGCGACTCCTTCGGGGCGTCTGGGCCAAGGCCACCAATCCCGACCACCCGGAGCACCTCGCCGCCGTGAAGGTCGCCCGAGAGGTCATCGACCGCCACTGCCGCCTGTACGGGCTGGACGCTCCGAGCGAGGTCATCGTGCACACGCCAACGGCCAACGAGATCGACCAGTGGGTGGCCGGGATGATCGCCATGTCGGCAGCCGATCTGCGGGGGATGGAGCCTCAGATCATCGACGTGGAGCTGGCCGAGCTGGACTCGCCGTGATCCCCGCCCTTCCGGCCCGGGAAGCGACCGACGACGAGGTGAAGGCGTGGGTCAAGGTGGCCGTGCAGGCCCTCGATGCCACCGATCGCCAGCGCAACTGGCGCTTCCGGGCGCTCGGGTCCTCCTACGCCGAAGCCCTCGCCGACTCGCCCCGGGAGGCCCGCCTCGGCCTGAAGATCCCGGTGGGCGAGATGAGGATCGTGCGGGAGGTGGCCAAGGAGCGGGGGATCGGCACCGAGCAGCTCATGCGCCGGGCCTTCGCCACCTGGCTCGTGGCGATCGGTGAGGTCGACCCCGAGGCGATCCCGTATCTGACCAAGGGTGGGATGCTGAGGGGATGAGCGTCGACCCCGCGGCCTGGAAGTCATGGACGCCCCAGGCCCAACAGAAGGCCCTCGACCTGATGAGGTCACGGACCTCGGAGACGTGGCGGCCGTTCTACTGTCCCCGGCCCGGCTGTGACGGCAAGCCCCACGACGAGTGGGAGTGGAACCACGCACGGGCAGACCAACACCCGCCCACGGACGAGGAGTGGCTGACGTGGTTCCTGATGTCCGGGCGTGGGAGCGGCAAGACCCGCACGGGGTCTGAGTACACCCACCGCATGACCGAGCACACCGGGCGCATGGCCCTCCTCGGAGCGACCGGTCCTGACGTCCGGGACACGATGATCGAGGGCGAGAGCGGCCTCGTGACGATCGCCCCTCCCGGCCTCCGCCCCAACTACGAACCGTCGAAGCGGCGGCTGAGTTGGCCCAACGGATGCGTCGCCACGATCTTCTCGGCCGAGGAGCCCGACCGCCTCCGTGGCCCGGAGCACGGGTACGCCTGGGTCGACGAGCCCGCCCACTTCGCCTTGATCCAGGAGTGCTGGGACAACTTGATGTTCGGGCTGCGGATCGGCAAGCGCCCGAGGGTCGTGTGCACGACGACGCCGAAGCCCCGGCCGTGGGTCAAGGAGCTCGTCAAGGACCCGACGACGCGCGTCGCCAAGGCGTCCACCTACGACAACCTCGACAACCTGGCCCCCGCCTTCGCCCAGCGCATCCTCGCCAAGTACCAAGGCACCCGTCTCGGCCGACAGGAGCTGCACGGGGAGATCCTGGAGGACGTCGAAGGGGCGTTGTGGACGTGGGAGATGATCGAACCCGACCGGGTCCCGATCGCCCCCGATCCGATGCAGCGGGTCGTCGTCGCCGTCGACCCGGCGGGCGGGGCCAAGCGGACCAACGACGAGACCGGCATCGTCGTCATGGGCGTCCTCGACGGTCACCTCTACGTCCTGGCCGACCGGTCCGGGCGCTTCTCGCCGTACGGGTGGGCGATGGCGGTGGATGCGGCGTACGAGGAGTTCGGGGCCGATGCCGTCGTGGCCGAGACGAACTACGGCGGCGACATGGTGACGAGCAACCTCAAGAGCGCCGGGGTCCCCAAGCGGGTCATCGGCGTCCACTCCCGCCGGGGCAAGGCGATCCGCGCCGAGCCGATCGTCGGCATCTACGAACAGCACAAGGCCCACCACGTCGGCACCTTCCCCGAGTTGGAGGAGGAGCTGACGAGCTGGCAGCCGTACGAGGACCGGGACAGCCCCAACCGCCTCGACGCCTTGGTCCACGGAGCGACGAACCTCGTCGGCCGGAACCAGATGGCCACGGTCGCCTCCCCGGCCCAACTCCGCAAGCGCACCGACGAGCAGGCGCTCGCCCGGGCACGACGACACATCGAGGTCCGCCGATGATCAAGACCGACGCCGACAACATCAACGACGAGCGGCGCAAGCAAGCCCTCAACCGGTCGCTGACCAACCACACCCCACCCCAGCAGGCGATGGTCGCCATCGAGGCCCTGCGCGCCGACGCCAAGACCTTCGGGGAGCGGCTGATCCGGTCGTGCCCCGACAGCCGGGAGCGGTCGCTGGCGCTGACGGCGCTGGAGGAGTCGGTCATGTGGGCAGTGAAGAGCCTGGTCCTGCCCGAGTCATGAACCGGGTCTGCGTCTACACGATCATGCGCGACGAGCTGTCGAACGCGACGGCCTGGAGCGAGACGACGATCGACGCCGACACCCGCTTCGTCCTCGACACCGGGTCGACGGACGGGACGCCCGAGGAGCTGGAGTTCGTCGGGGTCGGGGTCCGCCGCGCGACCTTCGACCCGTTCCGCTTCGACGACGCGCGGAACGCCGCGCTGGCCCTCGCTCCGGAGGCCGACCTGTACTTCCGGCTCGACGCCGACGAGCGGTTGCCCGATGACTGGCGGGTGCAACTGGACGACGCCTACGACCCCCATGTCCGCCGGTACCGGCACATGGTGCACAACGTCGGCGGCGTCTGGGAGATGATCACCCGAGACGAGATCCACGTCCGCCAGGGGATGCGTTGGAAGTACCCGACCCACGAGGTCCTCGTCGGAGCAGGACCGATCCTCGACCTCCCCCGCCTCGTCGTCGAGCACCGATCCCCGATCGAGCGCAGGCCCCACCACCTGACCAACCTCAACGTGCTGTACCAGGCGGTCGAGGAGTACCGGGGCGACACCCGCATGGCCTTCTACTACGCCCGAGAGCTGTGGTACGCCGGGCAGTGGGACCGTTGTAGGGAAGCGATGACCCGATTCCTTGCGATGCCGGGCGGATGGAACGCCGAGCGGTCCGAGGGCTTCCGCATCCTCGCCTCCATCGACTACGACCCCGAGCGGTGGTTGTGGCTGGCGGTGGGCGAGTGCCCCGAGCGACGGGAGCCGTGGGTCGACCTGACCCGTCACTTCCTCGGCATCGGCCGCGGCGAGTCAGCGATCCTGGCGGCGAACTTCGCGTATCACCGCCACAACGACACGCTCTACACAACCGACCCCCAGTGTTGGGGCCAGCCGTTCGACGACCTCATGCAGCAGGTCGGCACGATCGACTTCGAGGACGCCCACCGGAACGAGCCGTGATCATCTGCTTGCGCCTCGTGTCGCCGGAGCTCGAAGGGGCGTGGATGCAGATCTACCCCGGCAAGACGCCCCAGTTCCTGATCAACGGGTTCGACACGATCACGATGGTCCCGACCGGCTCTGTCGAGTGGAGCGGGCAACAGTGCGCCGAGGTGTGGGTGCCCGAGAACAAGCTCAACCTCTGGAAGATGGAACATGCCATTGACGCCGATGCTCGCTGACGCCTCCCCGCTGACCTTCGCCGACCCCTTCGTCATCGTCTGCGCGGCGGTCGTGGCGATCCTCGCCGTGGCCCGGTGGACCCGGTTGATCGTCGACGACGACTACCCGCCGACTCGCTGGCTGACGGAGAAGTTCGTGCGCGCCGTCCCCGAGAAGTGGGGCGTGCTCGTCGAGTGCTCCTGGTGCACGAGCCCGTACGTGGCAGCGATCATCGTCGGCTGGGCGTGGGCGACCGACCTGCATTGGTCGTGGTGGTTCGTCAACGCCATCGCCGCGCTGTCGTGGCTGGCCGGGTTCATGAACGCCAGGGACATCCCACCCGATCAGCGATGATGGCGGGGTGCGTCGCCTCATCCTGCTCCTGGCGGGGAGCGTCCTGCTCGTTGCTGGTCCCGTCTCCGCCAACGCCGGTCCGAGCAAGGCGACGCTGACGATCCGGGCCGTCGCCCCCGGCGATCCGGTCGGCATCGAGTTCCGCTCACTCGGCCTCGTCCCCGCCAGCTTCGTCGTCCCCGATGGCGGCGAGCGGGTGTTCGCCAACCTCAAGCCGGGGCGCTACGTCGTCGTCCAAGCCCCACCCCGCGAAGGGTGGGATCTCCAGGTGCAGTGCTCGGATGGGGAGAGCGTGAACCAGTACGACCTCACCCGCGGCGAGCGTCTCGTGTGCACGTTCACGTCCAATCGCCTGTAGAGGCGTAACGTGGCGTCCCCAATGGCACGGGCGCGCACTCACGACCCCGAGCTGAAGGTCCCCAACGGGTTCCTCGCCTCGGCCGTCCGGCTTCCAACAGCCTCCCGCAACATGGCGGGTCGGGCCGAAGGATGGCAGACCGAAGCCTGGGCCTACTGGGAGAGCGTGGGCGAGTTGCGCTACGTCTCGACGTGGATCGGCAACGTCCTGTCCCGTGCCCGGCTGACCTGTGCCCACCGTGAAGGGCGGATGCTCGTCCCCCTGGCGACCGGTCCCGGCGCGGAGGCGATGGACGAGCTGTACGGCGGACCCCAGGGTCAGGCCGAGATGCTCCAGGCGCTCGGCGTCCACTTGACCGTGAGCGGCGAGGCGTACGTCACCAACCGCGCCGTGGGCGATCAGTGGAACACGCTGGCCAGCGGGAAGGTCACGCAACAGGGCGGCAAGGCCAACAAGCTCCTGCGGGCTGACTTCGGGTTGGAGGGCGGAGCGCAGCCGCTCACGGGCGCTGATCTCGTCATCCGCATCTGGACCCCGCATCCTCGAGACCCCTCCCGCCCCGACTCCCCCGTGCGCTCGAACCTGACGACGCTGGCCCAGATCGTCGGCTACGACCACCACATCGCCGCCCAGATCAGGAGCCGCCTGTCGGGGGCGGGCATCCTCTTCCTCTCCAACGAGGTGCAGTTCCCGGCCCCGCCCGACATGGACCCGGCGGCGAGCCAGGCCGAGATCTTCATGGCCCTGCTCGGTGAGTCGATGATGACGCCGATCCAGGACCCGGCCGATCCCTCGGCAACCGTCCCGATCGTGGCGATGGTCCCGACCGAGAGCCTGGGCAAGAACGAGCACCTGAAGTTCTGGAGCGACCTGGACGAGAAGGTCGTCGAGATGCGCGACGCGGCGATCAAGCGCCTCGCCCTCGGCCTCGACGTCCCGCCCGAGGTGCTCCTGGGCGTGGCCGATGCGAACCACTGGAACGCCTGGCTCTCCGAGGAGAGCGCGGTCAAGGCCCACCTCGAACCTCGCCTGGCGATCATTGCGTATGCACTGACCGAGATGTACCTGCGACCGTCGCTGACCGATCTGGTCCCCGACCCCGAGAACTACTTCGTCATCGCCGACACGTCGTCGATCCGCCTGCGGCCCAACCGCTCCCAGGAAGCCATCGAGCTGTACAACCTGGGCGAACTCAGTGGTCCCGCCCTCAGGCGGGAAACCGGGTTCCAGCCCGAGGACGCTCCGGCCGAGGAACAGGTCAAGGAGTGGATCCTCCGCAAGCTCGCCACGGGTTCGACCTCCCCGGAGCAGACGATGGCGGCGCTGAAGCTGCTCGGCGTGAACCTCCCCGTCGAGGCTCCGCTGGCCGAGATCAACAAGCCCCCGCCCGACGACCTCCGTATCGGCCTGGAGCCGACCGCCACCCGCTCCGAGATCCCCACCCGGGAAGCGGCCGAGACGGTCCGGCGCAACTCGCCCGAGGGTCTGGCGGCTGCGTGCGACGCGCTGATCTACCGCTCGCTGGAGCGAGCCGGGAACCGCCTCCGCAACGCTCACCCTCGGACCGACACGTCAGCGATGGGAGCGACCGAGGTCTACCGGACGCTGGCCGGTGACCCGGACAAGCTGCTCGCGGGAGCGTGGGACTGTGCGGCCGAGCTGATCGGTCCGTACACCGACGACGTCCCCGGCGTCGTCGACACGCTCGACTTCTACGTGCGCGGCCTGCTCTCGTCCCATCGCCCCCACTCGACCGTCGTGTTGGGGGCACTGTTGGCGTCCCGGCCCGTCGCGCTGGAGGCGGCGTCGTGACCCCGCAGGAGCTGTCTGACCTGATCCTGGCCGACACCACCGCCGCGCTCGGCGGGGACAACACCACCGACGACCTGCGCGTGATCGCGCGCACGGCCTTCGAGTTGGCCTACGAGGACATCGGTACCGGGGAGGTCGACGGCGAGGTGTTCCTGGCCTCCGTCGACCAGGCCATCGATCTGACCGAGCCCAACGCCGAGGACGAGGGACAACCTGAGCGGGTCAGCAAGGTGCTCGCCACCGCCGCCGTCAACGCGGCTGTCGTGGCCGCCGCTCCGCCCGGTGCGGAGTTCAAGTGGGTGACGATGCTCGACGACGCCGTGCGCGACATCCACCGCCCGATGCACGGTGAGATCCGTGCGGCCGGTGATCCGTTCATCGTCGACGGGACCCCGCTGCTGTACCCCGGTCAGCCGGTCGGACCGCCCGAGGTGTGGATCAACTGTCGCTGCACGCTCGATGTCCAGCCGATGGTGGCTTCTGTCCCCCGGACCGGCGAGGATGACTCGGCCAGTGCGGGCGGAGCCCCGCCCGCGCCGTCCGCGCTGGTGTCCGCTGGGCACTCGGGC